AGACAACGTAGTCGCTCCTAGTTGTGCCGATATACTGGCACAGAACGAACACCACAACTGAGCTGACTCGTTACTACTACTAATAGGGCTAGAAGCACTCACAAAGCTCTGTATTGGGTCGAAAACAACTAACTTTAAGTCTGGTATTGATTTTAATTCTTCGACCAATTCTATGGCCTGTTGAGTGATATTATCCTCTGTTAATAAGATCATAGGCTTACCATGATCTGCAATGGTATAAACAAAGACATCATAAGGTGTATTAAATCTAGCACCATTTGGGTCTAAAGAGTTTATTCTCCTGTGTATCTCCTCTTGGTTATCTTCGCTAGAAAGAACGACTGAGTTGCCAGACTGTAAAATATTCTTGCCTAAGAATGTTCCTCCCCCCTTTGCTAAGTTCAAGGCTAACTGCAAGGCTAAGAACGATTTACCAATACCACCTACGCTAGATAGAACACCAGGTGTTTTGAGCGGAATTAGACGATCCACTAACCACTCGATAGGAGGAGGACTACCGATGAGATTTTTAATAGCGTACCGCCTAATCCCTAAACCAAAATCTTCAATCTCTTGTTTGACTGATTCTAAACCTACTTGTTGATGTAGATCGTTAAAGTCTCCAATGATTGAAGGTAATTTTACTACAGAGTTATGCACAGCTTTTACACATTCATCAGCTTTCTTTTGCCCAACTCCATTCTTATCATTATCAAAAGCAATAATGAACTTAGCCTGTGTTTTCTCCCGCATCCTGTTCATTGCTTCCAAACCAAAAGTCGCTGAAAAAACAACAACTACTGGCAAACTTGTTGCTAAATGTACGCTAACTCCTGTAGCGACACCTTCAACAACAACTACCTTTTCTAAACTGTGTAACTGGTTTAAATTAAAACCAATGGGAAAGACATTTCCCTTCACTTCGCTGGCAGATACAAACCTTTTACCGCCTTTTTTGTCTATATACTGAAGACTTCTTAACTGACCTGTTATAGAATGCGCCACGGGAATTATGAGGCTACCATTTAATTCCTTTAAACCATAATTATTAACTATATTTTTTGCACTTAAATAAGGATGCTCAACACAATCATTGCACTTTTCAAATCTCTCCCTAACCTCCTCTGCTACTTCATCTTGCCTCCGCTTCTTATGTTCTTCCCCTTGACGTATAGCTTCGTCCAGTTTGGTCTTTAGAACCTGTCTCTGAGTATCACTTAATTGGTTAGGGTCAACCGAAGACCACTTACCTTGTAAGCCTGTTCTCCAGTTACCCCATACGCAGTTCTGATAGTCGCCTGTTTCGTTAAAGACATACCAACCAGACCGCTCTCCATGTTTATCAGGACGAACACCAACACCCGACTTAACGGGTACTCTGACTAATTCGCCTGTGGTATTTACATAATCAATGAATAGACCATCGTTAGTCATCTCACTAATTAATGAATCGATGCTTTTCTTCTCTCCTCTGAAGCGAAAATTTTCATCTATGACGATTCCCTCATCGCCTACATATTTTCTTAAATCAACCATTTTCTCGTAATTTTTTTACGAGAAGTCCTTTATCTGCTAACTCCGAACAATAATTTAGATACTCTGCAATAGCTTTGCCAAATAGTTTCATCCTCTGATCTCTCTCCCATTCGTGCATGACAAATGTATTTTCTTTTTTTGCTATTTCTAAATAAGTATCTTTGGTTAGGGTCAAGGCATATTCAATGCCTTCATAATTTAATTGTGCGACATATGGTAAAGGTTCTCCTCTTTCTAATCTTTCCTTTATCTTCTTTGTGTGTTCCATACAACAACTTCCGTAGTAACGATCCTCCACTCGTAATAACAGACCTCCGCTGGGTGATATGCAGTGACTACATAACGAAGGCCTGTCATACTTTAGGGGTTCATTAGAACGGGACATCTTCAGCAGATGTTTCTTCTTTAGGTTTCTGCACAACCTTCTCTGTAGCTTCTTTTTTCACCACAGGTTGAAACGTATTACCGAAGTCATCCTTTATTTCCATGTAACCCTTTTCACCTTCGACAAGTTCTGCTGACAGAGACTTGCCTAATAGTTGAACACTAGGATCAGTTAATGCACCTGTAACTCCACACGCTTTACCAATCTTTCTCAATGTTTCCACACCGATGTTGACTGCTTTGTCGCTTGTGTTGTGTGCCATGGTACAGGCATAGTTCATGTTAATAGTGGTATCTTCTACTTCAAAGAATAACTTCAAAGCCTCCCAACCATTTGCACCTGTAATGATTTCATCACCACAGAATGTCATGTTATGCCTTCCTGGTGTTAGCTTACCACCTCCACCGCCTTCGCTTACGCTATCCACATCTAAGTCGTGGCCATACTTGGTTATATCTACCATTTTTATCTCCTTTAATTTTTGATGATTGCCTCTCTGATTGAATCCCAATCAAAAGGCATTTCTTCAGGTAAACCATATCTATTCTTAGCTAAGAAAGCTGGTTTCGCCTGTGTGTAAATTACACGATCTCCCTGAACTGCTTTAGTGTTTGTCTGCCCACCTTTACCCTGTGTCTTAACTGTACCCAGTTTAAAGTTAGCAAAGAAACAACAATCACTATGCTCAAGTATTAAGTCTCCAGCTTTACGATGCAACTTCAGTTCGTGTCTGTCGTATGCCTCAATCTCTGGTGACTCAAATCTTTTTATTTGGTTATGAGCAATCTGAATAATCGTCATACTCTTCTCATCTCTTAAACGATTGAGTACGTCTATATATTCTCTCCATTGTTTTAGAGCTTCCACATAGCCACGACCATAACCAAATTCTTCAATAGATTTCTTACCATGCTCTTGACAGACCTTCTCCCAAATTAATGGTTCTAACCAATCTAAAGAGTCAACTGCTAAAGTCTTATACTCGTGATCTTCGTCTAATAAAGTTTTTAGATTAGCCACAAAGGTATCGTAGTCTTTAGCCACAGGAAAGTGATCGCATTGAATCTTACCCATACCATCTTCTGTTAAAGCAAAGATAGGTGCATTCATACCAGATGCAAAAGATGTTTTACCAATCCCAGCACCTCCATATAACACAAGCTTGGGTGGCTTGAGCTTAGTCTTTTTTCTTATATCAGCTAGACTCATCTTCCACCTCTATTACTTCAGCATCAGACTCTACAGCTGCTTTTAGTTTATCGCTGTAATATCCGATTAAAATATCCATTTGCTCAACATTCAAGTTAGCTTCTTGAATATATCTATTCTTCTGCTCTTGGTGCATTTTGCATTTGTTAAGAATTAAAACTGCATCATCAGACAGATCAGATACTTTGTATTCTGGCCCGTCATCTGAAAACCTTACAGTTTCTTCTGCTTCCTGATTATTTTCATCAGTCATTTTTTTCTCCTACATATTGTTTATAAGTATCGCAAATACCTTTTGCATTACAGAAACGACAAGTCTCTTTGCTTGGGTTGTATTGCGGGTTTTCTTCGTCACAAGCATCTGCTGCTGGCTTCAAAGTCTCGTAACCCCAGTCCACAAGACTTGCTGCGGACATGGAATAAGATCGTATAGCACCATCTTTGTGCCATGATCTAGGTTGTACTATTGTCATGGTAACCATTGTGTCTTCGTTACCATATCTTGATAAAGCTCCTAATGAATAGATAAGCAACTGTGTGTTGTCTTCTACATTGACTGGAAACTTACCTGATTTTAAATCTATGATCTCTAATTCTTTTTCGCCTATCAATATGGCATCTGCTGTACCCCAAATGTGTTCTGATATTTCTTCCATGCTGACTCTCTCTTCTATCAACATCTTGGCATTTAATTCTTCTTTTCTTTTGTTGACGTAATCTACATAGACTTCAGCACACTTAATCATCTCTTCATCAACTACTATTTCAAACTCATCTACAAATTCTTTTCTACCTAACCAATAGTCTCTTAGTGTTACGTTCTCTAAACGATCTTTAAATAACATCTCTGACATACTATGTACAAACGTACCTGAGGCAGCTGCATAGCTTGTAGAGTAAGGCACTTGACTTGCTAAATTAGGCATACCAGGACAAGCCATCCATATCTTTGAACCACTAGGACTGAGTTTAGCGTGTGCCATTTAATACCAGCTTGTCTTGTTCGTACTCTTGGATATAGTCTATATCGTAAAGCACCTTGCCACCGATCTTAAAGAATTGAGGCCCTTGCCCCTTTCCTCTTTGATTCTCTAGTGTTCTAGGGCTGATCTTCCATCGTTGCGCTAGTTCTCTAGTGTCAAGAAATTTGCTGGTTTTGTCTTCCATATTTTCCATTATTACTCCCTTCTGTACTCTTTCATTGCCAATAATACATTTTTTAACTAGAATATCAACCACAAGTGATGAAAAAGTTTATAAAAGACAATAAAGCCACCAGTCGTCAGGTTGGAGGCGATCACTATAAGAGTCTGGAAATCACTCCTACTCAATACATTTATGCTAATAAACTATCTTGGAATCTTGGTAACTGCATTAAGTACGTGACTAGAAACAAAGAAGACAAGGTAGAAGACTTGCTAAAAGCCAAACATTACATAGATTTAGAGTTGGAAATGATTTACGGATGTAATCCCGAAGGTATACGGGAGGAAAATAAATGAGCGAATATATAGATAAGGTAAAGATAAATGGCAAGACTACGAGTCTTAAAGACAATCCTTGCATATCAGTATGTAGCTTGACGTATGGTACGGGTACAAAATGTATTTGTGGTCGCAACCAACTTCAAGTGTCTAACTGGAATGGTTATGATGATGTCACTAAGAAAATAATCGTAATGAACGCTATAGAAGATAAGGAGTCTTTTCCAAGACAGAAACTTACCTTCTTAGCTGATGAATACGATATATCGTTAGATTCTGCTAAACAAATCTTTGTGATAGACAGAAAGCAAACATAACATTATTCACCATCAATAATGTTCTGTATGTGTTCTCCTACAAGGTTTGCGTTGGCTATCGCCTTGTCCTGATGAATGTGTGCGTATCTCTGGGTGGTTGCCTGATCTCGGTGACCTAACAAATTACCTACCTCTGATAGATTAATCTTTTGCAAAGACCAGGATGCGTAACTGTGTCTGATGTCATGCAGTCTTATATCTTCTAAACCAACCGCTTGCTTGATGGTTTCCCATGTTCTTCTTGGTGCTTTTATACCAAGGATGTATTCAGAGGAGCGATCTTGCTCGTTGATTATGTCTAGTGCCATAGGGGTTAGATGGATAATACGATCCTCTCCGTACCTGTCTGTCTTATGATCCTTAATAATAAGTGTGTTACCCACTAGATCAGTCCACTTAGCTTTGGCTATCTCTCCCTTCCTTGCACCTGTCAGGATTAGTAACCAAATAAAGGCAACTGATTTCTGATAGATTGGGTCATCTTTCCTTTTCTTTAGTTCCTCCACAACTGCCAGCAGCTCTTCGTTAGTCATGTATCGCTTGCGTTTGTTCTCCCTGTTCTTAGATATATTAGTGCTTGGGTTTATAACTACGAGTGATAATGTAATGGCTAGGTTATAAATAGCCTTTATAATAGATAAACACTTGTTAGCTAGAGAAGGTGCTCTATCACTAATATCAAAGTGTAACTGTGCTATATCCCCTCGTATTATTTCATCTATGTTCTTGTCGCCAAGAACAGGACTGATATTGGTTTGGTAGACTTGCTCTATCTTAGCAATAGTCTTGACCTGTCTTCTTTTAAGGTCTTTGACATAGACCATAAACATTTCATCTAAAGTTTTCATAACATCTCCCTAATGCGTTATCAGGTAGTATAGTGAAGTTTATCTAATATGTCTAATATGTTGTCTATGGGGTTGTTGTTCTTCATCTCCTCATCTTTAACAGTAAAGCTGTCAGTCTTTTTAGGCTCATAGAAAACCACGTTCATGTGTTCTAGGGAGACAAAAGCAAAGATATCTATTGAACCATCTTCATAACTGCGGTTCTTAGTGTGCGATCCTCTACGCATATCAAACCGCCAGTTCGCTCTATGCTTTTCTATCTTGGTCTTGGTTTTAACCTGTACTTTGTAAAGTGTATTGTTGTAATCAAACAACAAATCAGCCTCGGCTGAATGAGGAATCATAAGTACGGTATCAGAAATTTGAGAGAGAAGTGATGCTACGAAATACTCGCCAGAACGACCAACCCGTTCTGTAGTTCTTGACATGGTTTATTCTTGTCGCATGGACTCCTGTACTTGTTCAGATACCAACGGTACTGCTGGTTGAACTGCTATAGCACCAGCTGGTACATCTGGTAATTTAGGTAGCGACTGTAAGAATCTTTGTATAAATTCTTTTCTTTTGCCTTTTACATTTTTTGCAGATTCTTTAATTAAATTTGCATTAAATGGTTTTGCTAAAAAAGTGTTCAAAGCACGTAGTGTTCCAAAACCAACTATAGCCCCAACACCACCACCTAAACTTAAACCAGTAGTACCTAGTAGTGCAGCTGGTGTTAGGCCTTGTGCTGCTCTTAAAATACCAGACCTCATAATAAAAGTATTTACATCAGGAATTGCTTCTGGAAATTCTTTAAGTGCATTAAGGAACTCAAATAAATCATCTGCGGAAGTTTGTTTATAATCTTTTAAAAGCTCTTTTGTAGCAGCATACTTAGTGCCTTTTAGGTTATCAAAGCCTAGTTCCTTATATAAAGCTTCAAAGTTTTTTCTGTCACCTCTTAGATTTTTACTAAATACATCATCTAAGTAGTTTGCAGCCAATATATTTATTCTTCGTGTACCAATCAAATCTCTTAATTCTTTTACAGAACCAGCAGATTTAGCTCCTCCAAATGTTCTTGCATACAAATCTTCTAATCTTGCAGAAGGAGGTTTGCCAACACCAGGTCTTAATGCTCCTCTTGTCAATGTTTTTTGAAATTCTTTACCAGTCTTGCCTTCGACTATACTCATAAATTCTTTAAACTGAAAGTCTGCATCCTTTAACAAGCGACCATGTGTAGTTAAAGGATTTCTTAACTGATTTTTCATTTCTTTTTGTAATGCAGTTACAGTTCTATATGCTAAATTGTTTGGATTTTGACTTTTTGCTGGATCATACCTTCTTGATAAATCAGACAAACGCCTATCTAAGGCTTTTATGTCTCCTATATTTAATAGTTTAGGTGTCTGTACCCCTCTTCTTGTACCAACAAAAAAACCCTCAACGGCAATTCTATCTAATATTTC